GGCCTCGAACAGCTCCTCGGCCACCGGCTCGCTGATCTTGTCGATCTGGGGGCAACGCAGGGTGTTCCAGAACTCGTTGCGGTAAAACTCGCGCACCTGGTCGGTCAGCCCGGGGGCTATGGAGAGGGGCTCTCCGAGGGCAAATGCATGGTCGATCAGTCGCCAGCCCTGCCACCAGGGGTGACGTTCCCGGTCGATGCCCATATAGGTCTCGTGGCCGTCGACGATGCCGTAGCCACCCTCCACCTGCATGGTGGAGGCAAATGCACGCTCAAAGCTCATTGGAAAAACCTCAAAAAAGGGAGCGGGAGAACCCGCCCCCATGAACAAGGAGAAGACAGAACCTGTGCCGTTCGTCATGGTGTTTGTACAGTATTGGTGGGGAGAGGGAGCGATGCAGCGTTGCGCAAAAAGAAAGGGGAGGCCTTAAGTGGCCTCCCCTTGGGAATGACACCAATTGGTGTCAAAGATTGTGTGTGGTGTGAATGACACCAATTGGTGTCATTCTATCAATCATTCACTTTATGAATATATCGCTCTGTGTAGGAGGCTTTTGCACTCCAATAACTTCAATGATGACGTAATCTTCAGAAATAATCTCGCCCTCAAAGCCGTAGCTCGTTGAATGATCAACCTTAACTTTTAAGGAATCTCCTGGTAAAACATGAGCTTCCTGATTTCTTGCTCGAAACTTCTTTAGCCAATCAAAATCCTCTACCCTTGCAGGTATGATTTTTCCAGATTGGAACTCCCATTTTGACTCGCCGAGGTAGTCTGGTTTTTTAACTTTGAGGATTAAAACCTCCCTGTTGGTAATCCTTTCTTTCGTCAATAATTTTTCTATTGAATCTTGGGTAATTGCAAAGTCCTGATTAAACATCGCTTTATTCCTTGACGAAATGTATGAGGCCTCGTCCAATTCTGATAATGGACTAATTGCCTCGTTAATTGTGACCATATCCTCCAACAATTGACGCTTCGAGACAGGCCTATAGTACGGAATCCTACGAACATTTGTGGCTGTCGCTTCAGCAAGTAATTTTTGCTCAAGTGCGTCCACCTCAGTATATGTTTCTATTTTTTCTCGTTTTTCTATAAACCACCTCCAGATTCTGCCAAAATATACTGAATCTGCCGATGACTAAGCCGCCAGACCCGGCTCAAGTCCTTGGCTGTGTAAGCGCCGGAATCATACATCTCACGGATGGTGTCGTTACGCCATTCTAGAGGCAGCTTGTCCATTTTGCGCACATAGTACCAGGCTCCTCCGAGGTGCTGGGCCAGGGAGAGGACGATCACCACACCCTGTCCGGGAAAGTCCTCTTCCAATGCCTGGGCCATAATCTGCATATCCTTGGGTAGTTGCTCGATGGTTGGCCGGTACTGTTCCGGCAGCTGCAGCAGATGCTTATCGGACATCAACACCCTCCCTGGCTGCCCAGTCTTTGAGCGCCTCGATGATCTTCCATTTGTCCTGCTTGTCGCAGAACTTCAGATGATCACGCCCCGGGCGACCTCCGGTGGCGGTCATGCGCTTACAGAAGGCCATGAGCGCCTTATCGCTGCCGTCACGGACCACCCCCGCCTGATGGAGAGTGATCCACAGGGCCTGGATTTTTTTTGATTGACCGTCCGGAGGCACCTGCAGTCCTGGCAACTTGGCAGGTCCTTTTGGTTTCCAGCCCAGGGTCTTGAAATGGTTCAGCAGCGAGAAGGCCTGGCCCTGGGTGAGTTTTTTCGCTGAATCCTTCTTTGGCCCGAAGCGATAACGGAGGATGTCGCGGTAGGCCTCGTCGGTGAGGCCGAGTTCCTTCTTGGCGATGTGGATCTTGGCCAGATCTGCTTTACTAGGTGGCATTGTTTGTCTTCTCCTCATCCCCAGCAAACGACTTGTTCGCCCATGCGGACAGGTCCTGCATTGATTTGATCTCGCCCTGTTCCGCTCCGGGCAAGGTTCCGTAGCGTTCAAGCCATTGCCGCTCCAACTGGCTAAGCCCATCGGCTTCCGGCTGTCTCGTGTTCATGTCCCGGTTTGCTTTGGCATTACCGTTGAGAATTTGCTGGTTGTGATGCCGTTCTTGTTTGTAATCGGCCTGATCGGCCAGCTGGTAGACGATCTGGCGCAGATAGTTGTGGTTTTTCATGGGCCGGGAAAGGTCTGTGCGTGCCGCCATCTGCTCCATGCCCTGGGCCCAGATCCTGGGAGGACACGGTCGGGCTACCTTGCCCTGAACCTGAATGTGCCCCTGGGCGACCAGCGCCTGCAGCTCGCCAATCAGCTTGAGCGACTTGGCCCAGGTGAGCGCCCGTTTCTCGGGGCGAAACAACCCCAGATAGGACAACAGGACCTTGGAGACCTCCAGGTTGTCTGCAGGGTCTGGCGGATCTTGACATCGTTCTCCCAGGAATCGGCGCTATGGGTGGCTCCACAGGAAGGACAGATGAGGATCATGATTGTGGCCCCTCGGGAACGGCCCAGTATTGCACCCCAGCTATCTCTGCTCCGGTACAGTCCATCCAGCTTCCTTCCTCATCGTCCCAGTATCCACTGATCACTCCATCCTCTTCTGAAAAAATCAAAATGGAGAGATCTGCGTCTGGCCGTCTTGGTTCCCCAGAATGGAACCAGATGAGGGCTTCTATTTGCGTTTTCATTCATTTCTCCTTGTTCGGCTGCTCATCAGGACCAGGCCACCACGCCTGGCCTATTCAGGCCGGTTGAGAGAAGGCAAGATCTGCCCCATGCAGATTCTGCCACCGGCCTGGATTTCGCTTAGTTTTTCGCTTGTTTCTCGCCTGCCCAGTTCACCCCTGACCGCTCGATCTTGTCCTCGCAGGCATCGCAGAGGGAGCGCTGCTCCCCATCACGTCGTGATTCAATTAGACACCCGCACCCGGCACAGAGGATTTCCCGCTTCACCTTTACTGAAGGAGACATCAGGCTGCCTTCCGCTCATTGCGGATCTCACTCACCGTATTGCGCAACCCTAAAAGCCTTGCCCGGGCTGCATGGCATTGCTTGCGCACCCTGGTCCCGGCTGCATCGTTGCCGCCATCAAACTTCTTGGCATCCTCCATGGCTGTATCGAGCAACTCCTTAATTTCCGTCAATTCCTTGGCCACTTCGCTCATTGTTCACTCCTCAAATGATGTTGAAAAACAGGAACCAGACTCAGACCGAGGCGAAATCCAATACAATCTTTTGGTACTTGCCGTGTTCGTCCCGTTCGTAAAATCCGGTATAGATGCAGGAATCGGTCACGGTGAGGGCCTCGCCGATGGCCTCCATGGCCTGCTGCCACTTGGGGTGCTCGATCTTGAGCCGCCGAAGGCTCAGGACCCGCATGGTGTTGATCCGGCCCTTCTTGTCCACCTGAAAGGCGTCGTCGATCAGGGCCTGCACCTCTGATGGGCTGTCTTTAGTCCACTCGCGCAGGCACTGGTCCACCAGGATCTTGGCCGCCTGGAGCCGTTCGTCGAACTCGATCCGCTCGGCGACCTTGCGGGTGACCATGTACTTGCCGTCAAAGGAGCGGAGGGTGATGTTGCCCTTGCTGCCCCCCAGCTTGACCCCGAATTTCTCTGCGCTGAGATCCAAAAACGCGGTCATGTCGCCGGTCACCCGTTCCTTGAACGATGCGATCTCCCCGGCCATTGTCCGGGCATTCTCCACCGCCTTGAGTACGAAATCATCCCGGAGCAGGTCCACCTCTTCGATCTGCTCCACCGGCACCAGGTGCCCCTTGGTATTTTCCCTGTATCCTTCCATCATCCCTCCTTGGCCGCCGCTTCCGGCTGGGCCTCGATTCGCTGTTGCATTTGCACCACTCGCCTGTACTCCTTGATCCTCTCGGCCAACACGTCGCTGGCATAGCCGATGCTGGCCAGCTGGCGCTCGTCAGGATCCGTTCCCGCCTCGATGACCAGGTCGCAAACCCTGGTAGCCTGGGCCAGGGCATCCTGCCGATAGCAGGCCACCACGTCTCTATTGCAGAGCTTGCGCTGCATGGCCTGGGTCGTCTGCCAGATCTCGATCAGCTGCTCGTCGGTATTGTCGTCCATCTTCTCGGTCGTTACCTGCAGGTGGCAGACGTTTCTCATGATGTCCTCGATCTTTTCCAGACTTTCCAGTCGTTCCCTGTTATTCATCTCGATCTCCTTGATTGTGCTCCGGCCGCGCAGGGTGTATCCTGGGGACGGATGCGGTGAATTGGCGTTCCCGCCTTCCTACCTGGCCGGGGAGTGCTGCAACACTTCCCGGCTTTTCACGTAGCGATCTGCCATCCGCTTACGCTCCAGCTTCTTCAGATCCAAAATCTCCAACTCCTTGGGCAGCTTTTTGCCCTGGCAGACATCGCACCATGGATTTCTGTACGATTCCTGCCTGCCCCATCCGGTCTTGTCTGATTCCTGGCACTTTCCGCAGGCCGTCTGGAAGCTCGAAAGCGTCATGGCGGTTGGCCTGCCTCCGGTTACCGGGCATGTTTTCAGACAGCGCAGCTTCTTCGCCATCCCGATGGAATGCGGCTTCCCGTGCGGCTTACTCATAGCTGAATCCCTCGGCAAAAGATTTCACCCGGACGGCAAGGATGGCCCAGCCGTAGGCGAAGACAGCAAAGGAGACCGCCATGAGCGGCAGGCAGCCTGAGCAGAACTGGCCCAACCCGCCGGCCAGCAGCGCCGCCCAGGGTAGTCCTCTGTAGAGCCAGGTGGGGATCCAAATACTTTTGAGCATCACTGTTCCTCCTTGGTTTCCTTATTCTTCTGATCCTTGTTCTCCGGCCGTTCTATCGCGGTACACTTATAGATGGTCTTCCCCACATAGAATCCACCGAGCCTTTCGCATTCGCTGGCGACTGTATGGTGAGCCCCTTGCCATCCGAAATGGTGCCCGACCAAGAATGCGACGGCGGCCCAGAACAACGTCTGCCACATAATTAATCCTCGTTTACGAGTTCCTTAAATCGCAGTTCAAACAGGCCTTGCGCTGCTTGATCACTCTCGGATTCGCCCCCTTGACGCCAAGTGCCTTGGCCTTGTTCCACAGCTCGGCACACTTGGCTGGCTCTATCTCGCCCAGGACCTGGCACACCACCTTGCCGCCGCGTCCGTACATCTTCATCACCCGCTCTTCCATGTGCTCGGTGCTTGCTGGATACTTGCCGGACAAGAGCAGAGACAAGGTTGCCGGTGATATCCCCAGTTCCTTGGCTGTTGCCGGTCTGCCGACCACCTCGGCCCGCTGCTTCAGCACCTCCAGCCATCCGTTTTCCATGTTCGTTCCTCCTTGCTTCTTGGTTTCAGCCTTTTCCTTCACCTTGGGCCGCTTCAGCTCACCCGAGACCAGATTGTATCGATGCTGCCGTCCGCTCTTCCCCACCACCTTGATGAGCCCGTCACGGGCCAGCAGCTTGGTGTAGTCATCAACCGAGCCTCTTGACGCTCCGGTCAGCCGCACCAGGTCAGAGCGGGTAAACCCACGTTTCAGCTGTTTGATCGCCCGCCAGATCTTGTCTCTGCCGGTGTTCTTGTTCGGGCGCTTGCTGGGACGTTCGGTCAGGTCTCCTCTGACCTTCCAGGTCGGGTTTTGCAGGTACGGCCCTGGCTCGGCGTATCCTTTTGGCCGCTTGTCGTCTGCCACTTCCTCCAGGTAGCCCTCAAAGGCCAGCTTATCCATCACCCGCAAAACCGGTTTCCGGTCCAGTTCCACCCCGGCAACCACCTCCTCCAGGCTCACCTTTTTGCGGCCACAGGTGAGCAGGAATAAAACCACAGGATCGAGCACGGTCATCGTGTCCGCTCCTTCTCCTGGTAGGCCTCCAGGTATGCGGCGGTGATCACCTCCAGCCTGTTATGCGCCGCAATGCGCTCCGCACGCTCGATCCAGGTGGTGGTCATTCGCAACCTCCCCTTGCCGTGCAGGTGGATGAAGGAAATCGCATCCTCACTCAGCTCGACCTCGCAGATCTGCCTGGCGTAGTTGGCGATCTCCTCCTGGTTGAACAGCTCGAAATGGACCCGCACCGTGATACGGTCCACCAGGTGCGGGTAGTTTTTCAGCTTCTTTTCCAGGTCGTCCATGCCCATGAGGATGATCGGGGCGTTGGTCATGTCGCTGATGTCGCGCACGGTCTCGATGATGCCGCTGTCGACCAGGTAATCGGTCTCGTCGATGATGATCGGTTGCGATTGCTCGTCCAATATGTTCAGTAACTGCTCAAAGCAGTCGGCGGAACGGTACTTGGGGGCCTCTTCCAGGGCGGAGACGATGTTCGCCAGCAGCTCACGGCGGGTGCCGCCATCCGTGGCCCGCACATAGGGGATGGCGTGGTTGGTGTAATACCAGTCGCCGATCTCGGTTTTCCCTGTCCCGTAGGGCCCATACACCAGCATGATGCCGACCCGCCCCTTGACGGGCTTGCGCAGCACCTCCACACCGGCCATGAACCGCCGCACGTTTTGCGTGATTGCAAAAGTGTCGTTCATTGATTATTTTCTCCTCAAGACTTCTTCCTTTATCGCTTGGCCCCTGGCTGTTTGCCGCATACAGGGGCCGCCTTTGTTCAGATCTCCGCCTGATCGGCGTCTTCCACCCCGTATTTCTGCCGCAAATCACCCTCCAGAAGCAGGTAGCCCTTGCCGGTGGCGTCGTTGGTGTAGAAATCGGTCAGAAACTCATGCTCCCACCGGGTCAGCGGCCGTTTTTCCTTGCGCAACGAGGCGGAAATGTCGAAATAGCGGTCCGACTTGCAGGTGATCAGGTTGACGATCTTCTCCTTCTTCGCCGGTTTCTCCGCTGCCGGTTCGCCCAGCACAATCTCGACCTCGCGCAGCTTCTGCTCCATCTCATCCTGGCGTTCCTGGGTCGCATCCGCTGCCGCGACCGCCTTGGCTGCCTCTTCCAGCATGGGCGTTGAGTGGACATCTTCCTTGGCAGGGAACTCGACCAGGTTGGCCGCCTCGGCCTTGCGGAAATTCACGTAATCGCTGTAGGCTTCCCGGTTCGCCTCTTCCTTGCTGTACTGCTTGAGCTTCTTCACCCCTTCGCGCATTAGCTTGGTCTGGTGGTTCCTGGAGGCAACCGAGAACTTGGCCCGGTCAATGCCGTGCCACCGTGGATCGATGGCCACACAAAGAAATGATCGCTCGCCGCCCTGGCCATAGAGGTAGATAAAGGCCGTGCCCATATCGGCAGGATCCAGGAGCACAAACACGCTCTCGCCGAGCTTTCCGGTAAACTCGGGCGACTGATAAAAGCGCCTATCCACCTGCACCCCTTTCTTGCCTATGGTCCGCCTGCCGCCATCGGTTGGCGCCGGCATAAGCAGCATGTCCAGGGCCCGCAGTTCGTGAATCCTCCGCACCGGCTGCTGCCAGGCACGCACCATGTCGATCGGCTTTTTCCCGTTCAGGCCACTGTGCGGATCGTGCATATAGGCAAACTCCACCCACTCGTTGCAGAACTTCTGCAGCTGCTCGGCGGTCATGTTCACCTCGACCGGGTCGCTCTCCCTGTTCATCACCCGCTCGGCAAAGCTGCGCCTGGCCTCGATAGCCTTGCGCTCAGGCACGTTGTGGCCGATATAGTTGGGCATCAGCTCCACCATTCCGTGGAGGAAGGTATGGAACGACCGCTCTATATGCGGCTTTTCCTGGCCCTGGAACGGGGTGCAGTACACCCGGTTGACTTCCAGCCCATCCAGCACCCTGGTCACATGGGCCGACTTGTAATCCTTGCCGTTGTCGATCTTCAGCGTCTCGGGGACGCCCCAGTCGATGATGCAGTGCCGCAGCAGCGCCACGATCGCAGAGGCCTTGGAGGTTTTTGAGACCAGGTAGCGCAGCCGCCTGGAGTACACGTCGATCATGCCGATGATCGAATGCCGCCCGTCGATCAGCATCACGTCGGCCGGGGTCGAATCCGCCTCCCATAGCTGGTTCAACCGCTCAACCTGTTCGCTGGCAGAGCCAAAGGCCAGCAGGCACTTGTTCTTCCATTCGTCCGGATTGGTGTAGTACAGCCACAGCTCGCTGTTTTCGCTGGTCCAGTTGCTCCTGAACCTGCCAATAGCGCCGATTGATGGCACCGCATGCCCGAAACGACCCTGCAGCACCTTGCGGATGTTGGTGTTGCTGGTATTGGGGTTCTTGCACATGGTGCCGATCACCAGCTTTTGCATATCCTCGGTCAGCTTGGTGCTGCCTTTTCTGGGGTTATTGTAGCCGCTGGCGAGTCCGGGAAGGCCGTGCCGCTCGTAGCTTTGTACAAAGCGCCGCAGGGTGGAGTAGCTGGTCTTTGCCCCAACCACGGCGAGAATCTCTTCAGGGATGGTTATCTGGCCTTCGTTGTAGGCCTCGATAAAGGCTTTATCCGCCTTTTTGCTCCGCCCGGCATGGCGAGGGATCGCAAACCCGGCCGCCTTGATGAATCCGTCACAGATCTGCAGCAGTCCGTGCCGTGCCTTGGCCTCGGCGCGTCGCTGCTCCGGGAGCCGTTCAAAGGCCTCAAGCCCCTGTTCCCTGGCGATCAGCTCCCGTTCTTTTTCTTCTGCCCGTACAGCAAGGATGGCCTTGGCCGCATCCACGCCAAGCTGGCCGATGACACAATCGCTGTCAGCGCATTGGGCCGTTGACCGTTTGCTCGTCACCGCCACACGGTATTCCTCGGGGAGCAGGGTGACGGGGTAGTGCTTCTCGTTGCCGGTTGGCCCCTTCTTCCACACGAATGCCACTTGCAGTCGTTCCAGGCACCGGACAACGGATGTCCGGTGCTCTCCGACGGCCTCGGCGATCTCTCCTGCGGTCACTGTCTTTTTCACCCTGCACCCCCGCTTTGTTAATCCTTCAGGTCTTCCAGCAGATCCTCGAGCAGTTGGATCATCATCGGCTTACCCATAGACTTCCAATCCTCGTCGTTCTGGTTCTGCACCACCTGCAACAACGCTATATACGTGCTCTGCACCAGCGGGGGCAGGTGGGGGGCTTTCTTGGTCCGGTCTGTATGCTTCTTCAGCCGTTCGTTGGTCGCCTTGCGCTGCCGTTCCAGGATGACCTGGATGATGAAGTTGGCGGTGATCTTGGATTCGGTTGCGCTGGCCTTATCCAGGACCTGCAGCCAGATTTCGCGCTGTTCTTCGGCGGAAAAGAGGGTGAGGGGGCGGGCTTGCCGCTCGTTTTTTGGAAGGAGATTATCCAACTGTTCGGAAACATCCGGACCGTCAGAGAGTAACCCATGGGTTACTTTTTCAGATTCGTCAACGGCAACGAGATTGATCTCCCCCATTTCAGGAAAGAGTTCGGTTGGAATGAGATTTATTTTTTGAGGGTTGAGCAAGGTCTCTTCCAAGAGGCCTTTCAGGTTGACGTACACTTCAGCAGCCTCAATCAGCCGGTATCCGTGTTGTTTGGTCATATCCCATTCTCGAAGCAGGTAATCCTCGAAAATCGGATAGTTGATCCGGTAAAGTCGCTGGTCGCGTATCTCTTTCAGGGCCATGCCAACGGTGACGAACCGTTTTAAATGATCCTTGATAACGGACTCAAGCTCTGCCAACAACTTCTCTTCCCGCTCGGAAAGCGGTTTTTCAGGATTATTCAGCATCGGGTGCATGGTTCGTTTCCTTGGTTGATTGGTTGACTCGTTCCTTCCTGTCCTGCTCAATTGCTTCCCGCATCGCCTCGGCCTGTTGGGACCTGGCCATGCGTGCAAACTCCGCTCTCTCCATCCTTTCCTCCTGTCCCTTGTAGGAGCGGGCCCTGCCCGCGATTCTTGAGTTCCTCTCCAATGGCGATAGCCTCTTACAGGGTATAAAAGGTGTATTTAAACCCTGTTTTTCCCAGCCATCGTCCATCAACACGCAGCCGGTAATACTGCTGCCAGTATTCTCGATCGCGCAGTGGTGGCCGTGGCGTCATCGTCCGCCGGTACGGGTTCCAGTTCCGCCGCCATTGCTCAGCCCTAAAAAACTCAATTTTAAGTGGTTTTTTGCCCTCGTTTTTGGCAATTCTCCACTTCATCACAATGTCGGCCATCCTGATTTCACTCATGATTTACGAAAAAACGATCCGGGTAATTTTCCACGCTTCTTCAGGAGACAATCGGTACTTCTTCCACGCCTGTATGTAGGTGTCCCCTTTATCTCCAGTGACCGGCCTAAACACTATCCTCAAGAAAAACAGAGCCATGCTTAACTTCCTCATTGCTTCATCTCCCTCAAAAACATCTCCCGCTTCCTCTTCTCCCGCTGCAGCCGCTTGATATCCTCGTCCAGCTTCTGCGTCTCGGCCCGCAGCGCGTCCGGCCCTGGCATCGCAAACAATCCGGCCGTCTCCGCCATCATCCGCAGCGGCCCGTTATCCCCGGTAACCACGCAGAATGCTGGCATATACTCTGCTGGCAATCGATGCCCTTCCTTACTCTCCGCCGTCCAGGCGTCGATCTGGTACTTGCTCACCTCAACCCCCAGCAAATGGCTCATCTTTCCTGCAATCTCCCACCGTGAGAGCGGACACTGCTTGATGGCCTCGACCACCGCCAGCCGCAGCCTCTCCCTAATATTCGCCGACCCTTCCTCAACCACTGCCTTGTCCTGTTCCTTCTGAGCGCAGCTCAACATGTCCAGCAGCGTCAACTGCCGGTTGTTCGCGTTGTCTATTTTTTTACGGCGCCTAGCCATTGACGGTCTATTGCCCTGATGATAGGTTAGAGTCACCAAGGGCTTTTCTTTTCAGGGCTTGCTCGTAGGCCTCGCGCTTCTTCACGATCTCCTCGCGGATCAGCTTCCGCAGGACCCTGCGCGATGCAGCCCCAAAGCACTCGTCAACCGTGATCCTTAGGTACCCGGCTATGGCCGCACGAATATGCGGAGTCTTCCTGGTCCCCTTCACGGTCTTTTGCACCGGGTGCATGGTGAGCCCCAGCGCATCGGCGAGCCGCTGCATGGAAATGCCGCGTAGCTTGAACAGTTGCTGTAGGTCGTTCATATTTCTTTCATTCGTTAAACAAAGGATTGCTAAATGTACGCTGAGATATCTGCTGCAATATCAAGCGCAAAAAATGCTTTAGACTTAGCGAAGGCGGCGAAACAGCTTTCCGACCTTAACAAGGTATCCACCGCAGTCGCCGAGGTGCATGCAAAGCTCGTGGAGGCCACCGTTGTTGCGCTCGCCAGTCTGGAGAAACAGTCTGCGCTCACCAGCCGTGTAGCCGAGCTTGAAGACAAGCAACGTCAACTGGACGATTTTGAAGCTCAAATCAAGCGCTACAAGCTGCATGAATTTGCAGAAACAAAAGCGCTTGCGTATGCATTGCAGCCAGGAATGGAGAACGGCGAGCCCCTTCACTATCTTTGTGCAACCTGCGAGGGTGATCGCAAGAAGACGATACTCCAACCTGATGCTGACCCTGAGTTTCTTGTATGTCATCGTTGTGGCAATAAAATCAAAGTTAGGCACGCCCCACCCATAAACCCTATTGTTGGTGTGGTGAGATCGAGCAGAAAAGACGGTCTCTGGTAATTTTTTT